ATGATACTCGCCCAGAGCATCTGGAGTGCCCATTGGCACACTTGCAGTCAAGTGCCAAATGACACGTTGCCGGAAATGCCAATCGGCTCTTTAAGCTCCGCTATGGCCGACGACTTTCGCAGCGCACTCCTCTGGCACATGGAACAGCACGGCACCACAACCGCCGAGCTGGTGGCGAAGACTGGCGTTTCGCGAGATGTGATAAACAAGCTCAAGAGCCGCACCAACTCTTCGACCACGGTCGAGAATGGTATGCTAATCGCGGCCTTCTACGGCAAAACACTCAACGACTTCGTGAGCAGAGAAGAAAGCAGTTCTTCTAGCAGGCTCATGGCTCTTTTCTCTCTGCTTGAGCCAGGAGAAAGGCAACTTCTGGAAGCACAGATACGCGGGCTCCTCGCTCAACGCGGAGCCTAATCAGCTCCACGGCAGACGCCAGCACCATGTCCTTTTCCACCGTGTCCAGCTTCTCGCATGCACGAGCCAACACGATCGGTACTGTCATCCTTCCCCCCGAAACACTGAACTCAAGTCGCCTTTCGCCATAAGCGTTCTCCTTACGTTCCGCAACGGCACTTTGAAACACTGTGCCGTTTGGCACAAATAGCGCTTGGCATTGTGCCAAACGGCACACATCCTCACCCATGTCCGAGCAGCCACCCGCTTGGAAAGAGGAGATAGAAAATGGAGACTCGCATCGAGATCGTGGGCACAGCTCGCACCCTTTGCACACCGTCGGTCTGCCAGCAGATGCCAGCCTTGGCGCAAGACGCTTGGCTGCAAGCAAAAGAGGCCCAAGGCTGCCCGATAGGTGCCGCTCAACTCTCGCGGCTCGAGGCTATGCCAAGCCACTATCCTCAGTTGATCCCCTCGTCCGACGCGAAGTTCGCTGAGGTTGTCCGTATCCACGGCACCTCGAACTCTTCTCAAGCTTCCCGACGAAAGACGGCGGCAGAAATTGCCAGGATCGGCCAGCGCAATGGGCTGGTCCGCAAGTTGAGCCGAATGGCGAGGTCCGACGGCAACGACGCGGCATGAACGCGCCCCACCCGCTTACCTCCGAGACAATCGATTGACAGCGCAAACCACCACTCACGGACCCGCGCTCGTCGTGCTGCCGGGCGACCCGATTAGGTCACGCCCGGCGGTCTGAATTCCTGACCGATTGGCAGATCGATCAACCCATGCAGGGCGAGGTACCCGCATCCCCCTGCCGTAATCTGCGATGCCGGTGCAGGCGGCAGGGGGCAACAGACCACAAGGACCAGGTGATGCGTGATCATCCTCCCGTTGAAGAAAGCCAAGGCCGCGCCCCCTACCCAGTCACGAACGTCCGGCCGCAGCGGATCTGGCTCAGGGAGCCGGAGAGGGCGACGGGGCCGCAGGCCGTCGTCCTGCTCGCGCTCGGCTTCTTGCTCATTGCAGCGAGCACAGGAGGCATTGGCTGGCTTGTCGGCGAGGCAATCAAGGCTGCCGGATGGGACGGGTGATGCGTGTTCCTCGCACCCCCATTCGGCGCCGGACCGAAACATGTAAGATGAGCTACCAAGATGGCGCTATATTGCAGCAAATCGAAAGAGCGGCAGTCACCACAAGCCCGCAATCATCCCCCAAAAACAAATTGCCCCGGCACGTTGCTGAATCCGTGCCAGGGCAGATTGAGAAAGAAAGAAACTCTTCAATTGGTATTGGGCACCAACACGGAAAAACATCCGCAACAGGTGCTTACAGGCAAATCATTTTCACTCAAACACACGTCCACAATGGACACTTTGGGTTGTGCATGACCTTGCTTTTCGTGTCGAGTCCGCTCACCCTTCAGGTGCGCGGATTCCAAAACCAAACAATCTCGAGTAAAATTAGATTTTATCTTTTGGAATCTAGTTTTCCAAAATTCGAAACAACTGGAACGCGCGCGACACATCTCCCGAACGGCATGATCCGAGGCAGATTGTTTCGGAAGGAGAACCGATTCGGCATCATTGTTCACCTCGCCCGGTCGACCTCCGCAATTCGAGGAAATCATCCCGAAGCCCCGTCGCAGGTCCTCGACCTGAACCGGTGCCCGGATGGCCTGTCGCGCTCCCTCCCACCGATACCCTCACAGACAGGAGATAGCTGATGCCCCCGGCGCGCCCCTACACTCCGCAGGAACTGGCCACGCGCTGGCAGTGCTCTGCCGAGACGATACGCCAAATGGTGAAACGCGGAGAGTTGCCCGGTTTTCGGGCCGGTCGCATGATCCGAATTCCATCAAAGGCAGTTGAGGACTACGAATGCCAGACATCAGTATTGGAAGATTGCGCGGCGGGTTCTGCGTCTATTGGCGAGATCCAGAGACCGGCAAGCGAGCCCGTCATCAGCTTGAGGCACGCACCAGAGCGGAAGCGGAAGCAGAAGGCCTGAGCGTCTTCCGGCGGATCGGCCTCGCTAACGCACCGCGCAGCCGGACCGTATCGGACTTCTGGGAAGCCTACCGCGAAGACCTGGGCGACAAGCCGACGGCCACGACCATGGGCTACACCGGCAAGGCCGTCTTGGAGCACTTCGGGGCATATACGCCCGACCAGATCACCAAAGCCCTTTGCCAGACCTACACCCGAAAGCGCCTCGCGGCCGGCAAGAGCCAAGGATCGGTCTGGACCGAGCTCGGCCACCTTGCCAGCGCCCTGAAATTCGCCGAGGGCATCCGGGCCATCGACCGCGCGCCTCGAATCTGGCGGCCCACGAAACCGCAGAGCGACAAGCGCATCCTGAACCGCGGCGAGGCGCGCGCGTTAATTGATGGCGCGCATGACCCGCACATCCGGCTTGCCCTGATCCTGCTGCTCGGCACCGCCGCGCGTCTGGGCGCGGTGCTCGACCTGACGTGGAACCGTGTCGACTTCGACGCCGTCACGATCAACCTCAGGCTCGAGGACAGCGCCACCCGCAAGGGCCGCGCCTTCCTGCCGATGAACAACACGACGCGCCCTGCCCTTCAGGCCGCGCGCGAGGCGGCGCTGACTGACCACGTGATCGAGTACGCCGGCCACCCGGTCAAAGGCATCCGGACAAGCTTCCTGAACGCTGTCGCGCGGTCGAAGATCGGCCACGTCCGGATCCACGATCTGCGCCACACAGCGGCGGTGACAATGCTGTCGGAGGGCGTGCCACTCGAGAAGGTCAGCCAGGTACTCGGCCACTCCAACACGGCCGTGACGTTCTCGACCTATGCCCGCTACCTGCCCCAGCACATGCAGGACGCGGTCGATGTTCTCGACTTCGCAAGCCTGAAACGGGGCGCGTAGGTTCACGGAACCTGAACGCACTTCGTAAAAGCGCGGCGCATCGTTGATAATAAAGGAAAAACTGGTGGGTGATGAGGGACTCGAACCCCCGACATCTTCGGTGTAAACGAGAAAATTCTATACCCAAGGCGTTGAAACCACGCCGAAACCGTTTCCCATCGAAAGAGCAGAACACGCCGGACAAACCCGAAACGAATGGTGAACTTGGGAAACGCTTTTGCGCAACCCAAGAGGGAAACATCGCCCCCCATATGACATAAATTAAGAGCCGCCACGGCGATGGCGTCAGCCGCCCCCGTGGCTCCACCCGACCCTCACCTCTTCCGGCCGCCCTACCCGCCCACATACCGAGCACCGGAGACGCGCCAGAGTCGCGTCCGTGAGCGTCCAGCCGGTAGGGTGCAGCAGCTCCGGCGGAAGGTCTGGCAGGTGCAGGATGACCTCGTGCCCGCAGGCGCATGTGAGGGAGGCGAAGTGGCCGCGTTTCATGCGGCGGAGATAGTGGCTCCGCGTGGCGCGAAAAAGCCGCGTCGCCGAATCGCTGGAGAGTTGCCACCCCAAGAACGACGAGACCACCTGAACAGGACACTTTTACGCACGCACCTCGATGTCTCGAAATTCATCCAGGTAGCGCCGTGCACGCGTCCGCCACAGTGGCCCGATCTGTGTAAGGACCCAACCCCGCGGTCAGGGTGAGGTAGGGAGGCTAGCCCCAGTGGTTTAGATCAACGCATCGGTAGATGCCTTACAGCGCCGCTCGATTGTGGACCCGCTCATGGTTTCAGCACAAGATTGTGACGCTGTAGGCCAAAGTATGGCACGTTTTTCAGAGAGCCCTTTGTCAACACCATCCCTCGGGTCGAGAGGTCCGCGCTTCGACACCGCAAATTCTTAACCTTCCATAGCCCAAACTTTCGTGCCTAGTAATGCGCGCCGAGAATCCATAGCTTCGAGGTATGTAAGGAGCCACTATGCCAGATCTGAGAGCACAATCCGTTCAGTTTGTTTGGTTTACTTGGGAGACACCTGAGCAAAAAGCTGACGCGATCATGCAGACTTTACTGGGGCTCGAAGCTGACCGCATGCAGACGAACCGGGCCCCCGGCCCTGCGGCGCCGTTTTTGAGCTCCGCTGTGCGTGTCGAACAGAATGTTGAATTGACCCTAAATGTCTCTCCTGGGCGCATAGACCTATACGCCCAACCCACAATGACGGAGCACCTTAAGGGCCTTCCGACACTTGATGCAGATCAACAAACTTCGACGATCCTAGAGTCTCTAAAAGGGGTCGATTTTTCCTTCCTCCGAAATATCTACCGATTGGCCCTTGTGGTTAAGTATGTTGATCCGGTTGACACCCTCGAAGATGGCAAGGTTCGGTTCTTCTCGAAACTCGGCACGACAGCGGTAGACGGCGAATTAACAGACCTGATCTTCAGCATAAACAAGAGGCGCGAAGTGCCGAAATACGGCATCACGACAAATCGACTTTTGAGATATTCAGTTGATACCCACCAAAAGATCGAAGTCGGCTTCGACTTCAACGCGAGAAGACCGACAAACAACAATCGTACACATGCTGAAACTGTATCGCTCTCGACCATCTCCGACATAAACACAGTACCCTCCAATACGCCAATACCCTCCAATATTGTTTTCGGCATATTGGATGAACTTCTCAGCCAATCACGCGCAACCTACGAAATCGAAACCATTAGAGACCTGTAATGGAAGCCTCATCGTCCTCAACTGCTGATGGCATTCACCCCATCTCCTCATCGGATATCGATCTCCAAAAGATATACAAATGGACCACCACCGAGAGCGAAGGCACCGCCCTGCATCGGAGCAATTGGGACGAACATATCTTTCACGAAACACTCGGAACAATTTTCCGCATGTCGAGATTGCCAGCAAATCACGACATGTTTCTTCCTCCGAATATCGCCAAGCGAGCGACGGATATTCTGGCCGCAATATTGAACGGCAGCACCATCAGCCCGCCACAAGTGCTCAATGAAGAGCGAGACACCTTGTTGCTGACGTGGTTCTCTGACGGTGTAAAGAGTTACCTGTGCATCGATGAGGACGAGGTCGAGCTGGAGACTCGCAAGCTCGGAACAGCATATTCTTGTTCGTCTGTAATCTTGGAAGACGGCGACATGAATATGGACAAAGTTCTTCGTGCAATCGGAGGACAGCAAAAGACAGCGACGAAAGCCTAGAATGCTTCCAAAGGACAGGTTTGCGCGTTCGATTGAGCATCCAAAAGACTTTAGCTCCGATACGATTGACCAGGAGCAGTACTTCCAGCTAGGCGAGAAGCCAAATGGGGTCTATGTCCTTTCCGTGTCGTCGCGGTTCATTCTGCGCGAGGATGAGAAGATTCACGACTATGGCAGGAAAGTGGTTGCCATGAAGAATGAACGCTTCGCCAAAGAAAAGGGTCACGACCCCAGCCCGCTGAAGAAGTATATTGGCTTCTATGAGATATTCGAAGAATGCGCCAATGCCTGCACCGACAACAACTATAATGCCGTGATACGCTGGGTCCCCGAAAACGGATTGGACGCACACTTCGAAGTACAGTTGCTACCGATAGGAGATGGAAGCGCCAAGCAGAGGAAGAAATCTAGGCGCCGCGCTCGGCAGATTCTATTCGACAACAAATTTGGACCTGAGATCTGCAGGATAGCGGCACTAGACGGCGATCTGAAAGACGCAATATCAAACCTGACACACACCCTTCCGCCCGCCAACCCCGTCATTGGAGTTTCCTAACCAGTAGGTTTTCGGCTCTTTCAAACCGCCGCAAAATTCGGGCGAAGGTAAACTGGCGTCTCCAAGTGTCATGCGCGATGTACTGGCCGCCCCCTAGATCACGAGTGTGTTTCAACACCGAACCCCACTTCTCAGAATCATTCAGCTGATGGAATGTCCGCTCGTTCCGTGAGTGTGCTGTGCAGCAGGAACGGGCCGGGCCCTGTATTGGTCCAGGTGAACCCGGCCATCCTACCCTCGCCGCGCCCTCAGTTGAGGACCGGCACCCCTACCCCCATCCGCTCCATCGCCTCGCGGTAGTAGCGGACGGCCAAGCGGTCGAGTACGCCGTCCCCCGGCACCAATGCCCTGATGGCATCCGGGACGCTCTGCTGGGCGTGGAAGATGGCGGCCGCCTTGATCTGCTCGATGCCGGCCTCGGGCCCGTCTTCGATGGCAGCTTCGATGCCGCTCTTGATGGCCGAGTGCAGCGCACGCTGGTGCTTCTCCTCAATCGCGATGCCCGTGGCTGCCGTGAACGCCGCGGAGGTGCGACGGATGATGATCGTCAGGATGATGCCGAAGAGGCCGATCAGCGCCTCCTGCAGGCCAGCGTCCGCAATTAGGCCGTTCAGAACGTCCATGGTCTTGTCCTTTCAGGGAGAGGCGGCACAGCGCCGCGGAGAGGACCAGCGCAAGGCGCCAGTCGGTAATGGGGAGGATCAATCGCCGTCCACCAGCGAGATCGCGGTCTCAAGCTTTTCGCGGACCGCATCATTGGTGGATTGGAGGCCCGATAGGTCAGAACCGATCTCGCCGAGCAGCGCTCGCAGCGCATCGGTGTCGTCGTCGGACGGGTCGGGTTGCAGATCGGCCGCAGGGACCCCATCCAGCGCCATCAGGGCCTCATGCATGGCCGCCCGCGTCTTCGGCCCCGACACGCCGTCAACGTCGATCCCTGCCGCGCTCTGGAAGGCACGGACGTGATCCCGGCCATAGCCCAGCAGCACCAGCGCCGACTTGTCGAACCACTGGAGCCGGTCGGTGTAACCATTCAGGCCGCCGTTGATCTGGCGGGTGATCATCTCGATGTTGCCAGCCTCGACGTAGGAGGCGGAGACGCGGGTGGCCCAATACCAGATGACCGCGATGCCGAGCCATTCCGGCTGCTCGAGCAGTTCCGGGGTCTCCTCGAAGTCCGGCGCATCGGGATCGAGGTTCGCGTGTACCCACTCGGTTAGGGCGCGGTAGTTCGAGCGCCCGGTGCACTGGATCAGATCGCGCCCCATGAACCGCTTCCCGTCGCCTACCTGAACGTTCCCGAGATCCGCCCGCCCCTCGTAGCGAAGCTGGGCGCTGGTCGGTCCCCAGATCTCGCGGACGTAGCGAAACGCCATGCTCTCGTGGAGCACCTGCGGCAGCAGCTGCGCCAGCCGATGCGGGGCCGTCTGGCTGGGCGCGTAGGTGTTGAGGCGCTCGGCGAACGACGCCATGCGGTCTTCGTATTTCGTTGAGCCCGTGATCGCCACGAGCGTCTTGGCGGTCAGCATGGTGTTCTCCCATGAAAAAGCCCCGCACGAGACGGGGCGGTCAGAGACGGGACGCAGATTCATCAGCGTCGATTAAAGAAATGTAATTCCCGGTTTCAGATTTCGTGTATACTCAGGGTTGCAGGCGCAGCATGGCCACCACTCACGAGGTCTTGACAGACTCGCCCGTCTCGCGTTTGCTGTCTGTGCGGGCGCGGCGACACGCTGAAACCGGCCCCTCGGATCTTCAGCACCCTTTGCTCCTGAAACCGCGCTCGCCCTGTTCCATCCGCCAACCGTCATGCATCGCGGCGTCGCGCTTACTCCTGGTCAATATCCGCGCGGCGCGGCCCCGAAGTAATTCTCGATCATGTCGCGGCAAACTTGAGCGGCCATGCCGAATCCGGGCTCGATACCCCAGACGACGAACAGGACGAGAACGATCATCACCATCCCCCTGTTCTTCTCAGCCTTGCGCTTCGTGTTCTCCATCACTTCCGCCCTCCCAGAAAGGAACGCGCCAGATCCACTATGGTTTTCCGATCCGCGATGATGCCGGCCGCAAGGTCGATCAGAAGATAGCCGAGGCCGGTCAGGACCATCACGGAAAGAGCTTCGGAGCGTCCCGTCAGCGAGGCGACCTCTGGGGCAGAGACATGCCCAAAACCGCCGGAGATCATGGCGATCAGGACCCTGCTTGAGAACCGGGCCTGCTTGTGCCTCTCGATGACGATCAGCAGGCCGGTGGCAAGCGCGATCCAGTATTCCCATCCTTTACTCACGTCTCACCCCTGTCTTCGTGCTTGCTCGTTACTCATCGGGCCGGTCTGTGGTAGCCCCGGCCTGCGTGGCAGCACGGGTCGGGGGCGTTGCTATCGTCATCACGGGCTTGCCGTCGGGATCGCCATCTCGAGGAACACCGCGATGTTGAGCGTCGGCTCGGTGCCCACGTTGTGGAAGCGCCCGTCGCTGAACACGATCATGCGGTTGTTGGCGCGATCCACGACGAGCCCCTCAATGGCCTGTGCGTAGGGCACCGTGCAGACGAAGAAGTCGACGCCCGAGGTCAGGTCATAGCAGCGGATCGTCCCGTCGACGCCGTTCGCCCCGTTGGTGTAGAAGAGCAGGTTGTATTCCTCGTCGAGGTGGAAGTGATCCGGCACCGCCGAGAGAGTGATCGTGTCCAGGACCCGCGAGGGGTTGGTGCCATCACAATCGACCAGCTCAACCGTGCTCGAGGCGTAGAGCCCCACCCACATGGCGTCCTGCGCGCTGTCGTAGGCGAGCGCGTTCGGGCTGCCGGTCTTGGTATACTCGTTGCCGAGGATCCGCTCGCCCGGCGCGTTTACCCCGTCGCCGTAGAGGCAGACCTCCCAGACCTTGTTTGCGCCCGCCGCGGCGACCAGGGCCGTCGTCGGGCTGACCCCGGTGCGGAACGCGATGCCCTGCACCGAGTTGCCGGTGAAGTCATATGGGATCTCGGCGACCTTCTTCTTACAGTCGGGTGCCAGGATCACCAGCATCGGCTCGTAGGGGTTGGCGCTGTCCGGCCCGGTCTCCTCGGTGCGGCCGTCGTTGTTGTTCCCGATGCAGCCCGCAAACGCCCCATTCGGAATGAGCGCGGCGCCGGTGCAGGTGTAGCCCCCGACGTCGCTCGGAGAGTACGTCCCGGCATCCGGCAGCGGCACGAAGGTCTTGACCACCGGCGTGCTAGACAGGCCCGAGGCGGATTCGAGCGTGAGGAGGCGCGCGTTCAGCTCCGTAGAGGTTGGCCCGGTCGGGCGGAACAGGGGGACGTCCCCCGCGGTCAGGCAGAGGTGGGAGATGTCCAGCGTCTCGCCCGAGCCGCAGGCGATGAAGAAGCGGAATGACACGGTGTCCGGCTGCAGCGCAATCGTTCCGGAGAGTTCGAACGGAGCGCCCTTCCGGTCGAAGTAGACCGAGGTGTCCGTCGCACTGGAGGAGGCATTATACTCGCGCAGCAGGAAGCGCGTGGTGCTGTCGTTGGGCGCCGTCCGCGCCTCGACGCGCATGAAGTAGCTGACCTCGGTCGCCCCGGCCGGCGCCGCGAAGTCATGGTAGAGGCTCGCCCCGACCAGGCGAACGCCATAGTAGCCGCCGGCCATCTTCGGAAACGAGACCGCCTCGGGCGTCGAGGAGTACCACCCTGCCCCGGCGCTTCCGGCCAGCGCCATGCCCGGAAGCAGGCCATCGTCGGGCAGCAGGTTGCCGGAGCGGTTGGCGACGGCCAGCCCCGCGTCGCGTGCCACGGACTCGCGGTGATCGACCGTCTCCGAGAGCCCGTCGAGGATTGCCATGGCCATGAGCCCGAGCCCCGGGGCACTGTTCAGCTGCGCGAAGAGATTGTCGCCGCGCACCGCGAAGAGCGTGAGGTCGAAGGTCGCGGCGGCATCGGCCCCGATCCCGGGCGTGGTGGCACCGTAGCCATCCGGCGCGGCGGCAGCCGGGACGGTCATCTGGATGGTGCGCCAGCGCCCGTCCAACACCGGATAGACCGCCGGGCTGCCGATCCGGGTCGCGCCATCGTAGAAGTAGAGGCGCACCGCATCCCCAGCCGACTGCGTGCCGCGATAGAGGAAGGTGACGACATCGCCCTCGGCGAGCTCCTCGTCCAACGGCCAGCGCACCGCCTCGAGCGTGTCGTTGGTATCGGACACCGAGGCGTGAAGTGGGTGATCCTGCGCGAAGCTCGCATAGGTGTTCGCTGCTGGGGCGGAAGCGTTGAGCAGCGGAAGCCCGTTCAGCGCGGATTGGTCTGCCTTGGCATTGAGTTCGTCGAGCAGGAAGTTGCCGTTCTGCGCTTCCGAGAACACGATATCGTCACTGTCGATCGTGGTGACGTTCGAGCCGGTGTAGAACAGCTTGAGGGCGTTGGCGGTGCCGCCTTCCACGAAGACATAGGTCTTCGCGACCTCGGCGCCGGTGTCCATATCCGTCGCGCGGGACCAGGCGCCAGCCGCCGTGACATAGATCCCGTTCTCGGCCGGGTCGGTCTGCCCCACGAGGAGGACGCGCGAAGCGCTGGTGGCAACTCCGTCGATCGTCTGTTCACCCGAGCGGATGACGTTGCCGGTCGCCACGGCAGCCACAGGACCGCCGGCCGTCGGGACCCCGCCGGCGATGACGGTGCCCTCGAGCGAGGTCACGCGCACATTCAGCCCGTCGGTCACGGCGACGGTGGCGACCAGCCCGCCCCCTGCGAGCAAGGTCCCGAGGTCTGAGACAGCGAACCGCCCGGAACTGCCCTCGTTAAGCACGATGACGTATTCCGCCGAAGCGAGAATGGGGATGTCGGATATTCGATTGCCGTCGTCCATTGGGTCCCTCAGATGGTGATAGTGGTGACTGGCGCGGAGATTTCCGAGGCGAAGCCTTCGGAGTTGACCGCAGCGAAGCGATAGTCGTGAGGGCCTTGCGGCGCGCAGGCGGCGGACTCCTCGAAAACGATAACCTCGGTGACAGAGCCGTCGAAGTCGGCGGTTGCCACGATTTCAAGCGTGTCATTCCCGCTCAGCGCGTCGAGCGTGAACAGGATCTGGCCGTTGTCGGTTATCGCGCTCGACGCCACGGTCGTGCCGCCGGTCAGCTGCACCGTGACGCTGCCTACGGTTCGGTCAGCGATGGTGACTGCGAACCGGTAGCTCTTGCCCACCGTGAAGCTCTGCGCCTGCGAGAGGGTGCTCGCCATGCCGGGCGTGTGCGCGGCCTGTCCACTGGCGATTGCCCAGCCGCCGCCGGCGGTCCAAGCGCCCGCGTCGCTCATGTCACCCGCGACGGCCCGGTCAACCCGGGTGGCGTCGCCGTCGATAAACGTGGTCGACGAGACGTAGGAGACCTCGATCTCGCCGATCAGGTCGGCGTCGGTGTTGATTTCCACCCAGAACTGACCCGGGAGAGCGCGTAATTTCCATTGAGAATTGACCCATGTGACCCTCCCCGCGACGCAGCTTGCAGCGGG